GTGATCCACGATGTTGTCACTGAGTTAGCGAAGCAGGCCCCGATCAAGCAGGTCTGTCAGGCGTTGGACATCAGTCGCTCTGGTTACTACGCAGCGCGTCGCAGAGTCAATACACCCAAACCTATTTGCCAGGACAGCGTGCATGCTCAGGCGGTTTTTCTTGCCAGTGGTCGCACCTATGGCAGTCGTCGTTTGAGTGCAGCCCTGCGTGCCCAGGGCCATGATGTTGGACGTCATCGCTGTCGTACCTTGATGAAAGCCTGTGGACTCAAGGCCTGTTGGCGTCGCAAGTTCGCTCATACCACCGATAGCAAACACCATTTGCCGGTGGCAGAGAACGTGCTCAACCGTCAGTTTGAGCCTGAAGCACCCAATACGGCCTGGGTGTGCGATGTGACGTACATTCGGACCGACAGCGGTTGGCTATATCTGGCCGCTGTGCTGGATCTGTATTCACGTCGCATCGTGGGTTGGTCCATGGCACCGACCATGCCTGCACAGCTGGTGTGCGATGCGTTGAGCATGGCTATTTCGGTTCGCCAACCGGCACCGGGTTTATTGGTTCATTCGGACCGGGGCAGTCAATATGCCAGTGCTGAACACCGGCAATTACTTGAAAACCATGGTCTGGTACTCAGCATGAGCCGCAAGGGTAATTGCTGGGACAATGCCGTGATGGAGCGGTTCTTTCTGAATTTGAAAATGGAGCGTGTCTGGCAGACTCGGTATGCCAACCATACAGAAGCCAAACAAGACATCACCGACTACATCGTTAACTTTTATAACAGTACCCGATTGCATTCAAAACTTGGCTACCGATCACCCGCACAGTACGAAACGCTGGCCAGCCCTGCCGCCCAGTTGCCCGCCTGTGCATAACCCTACCATCTGATCGGCGTGTCCAAAAAAACTTGACCACAACAGGACGCTGCAGTGGATATTCACGCTTGCCCAGGCCGAGCGGTTTAAGTCGTGGCTGCGCTCGCCGACATACTGCGACCGCGGGCGCAACTGGTTCCAGATGCCGATCGACCTGGGTGATACGCAGGGCGTTCAGCAGCAGACGCTGCATTTCGTCGATATGCCGGTGCAGACCAGCAAAAACGGCAACGTCGTCACCTGGACCGCAACGGTCATCAGCAACGGTATCGAGGACATTACCGAGGACTATGACGACTGGATTGTTGAGGCCCAGCCTGGCTATGGATACTGGCTGGATTACCTGATCACCGAAGTGATGCCGAGGGCTGACTGATGCCGACATTGAGAGAGTGGAAGGAGCGGCGGCCAGCAAGCGACATCAAACAGACGGTGGAGTTTTATCACCCTGCGTTTGGTTATTACCGGGTGGTCAATAACCTGTTTCGCCCGGCGACGTTTGGCGGCAACTCGTTCGAGCCTGCGCGGTTCAGCGTGACCGAGCCGGCGCAGGACGGAACGGCGGTCATATCCATGACGATCACTTTTGTCGCCGCGACGGAGCATGTCCGGCAGACACTGAAAAGCTGGCGCGGGGCGGCGCGCATGACGCCGATAAAATGCCTGTATCAGCAGTGGAACGCGATCGGTGACACGGCGTCATTGAAAGACTGGACGCTTTACGTGAACGACATTTCAGCCGATGCCAGCAACGTCACCGTGACCGCTGGCAAGACCAATCCGCTGACGCTGGCCAACTCCATCATTTACACCACGAAAGACTATCCCGGGCTAATCACCGTATGACACAGAGCGACTTTATCGGGCTTGTTAACGGCAAGCCCTGGGCTAACCGCGCCTGCAGTTTTGAGCAGATGGATTGCTGGGGCCTGGTGGTTCTGTATTACCGGCATGTGCTCGGACTGGAACTGCACCATATAGCCGGGTACGAATCTGGCGCAGAGTTCATCACCTGCTACGAACAGGAGCGCACCCACTGGCGGCGAGTGCCGGTGGCGGCAACCGGCTGCATCGCCGTTTTTTACCGCGGCGAAGTGCCGGCGCATATCGGTGTGATGATCAGCCCGGTTAAGTGCCTGCATGCCCGCGGGGAATTTGGTTTCGTGCGCTGCGATAGCCCGCTGGCATTACTGAAGGTTTACAGCCGCGTGGAGTACATGATTCATGGTTCGATATGAGTTACAGAGGCTGCCTGGCGCGCCGCTGCAGCGGGGGACGGTAGATGCTGGCACCACACTGGTGAGCCTGCTGGATTCTCTGCAGCTGCACCGCGATGTTATCGTGAAACTGAATGGCCGGGCGCTGCCGGACGATTACGACATCAGCCGGCCACTGCTATCTGGCGACGTGGTGGCTGTGTTCGACCAGCCAGAGGGTGGGGTTGGCAAACTCATCACCACGATACTGCGCCCGGTCACTAAAATTCTCTCCGGCGCGCTGAAGGTGTTCGGCCTGTCAAATAAGCCCAGCGCGTCGGTATCGGTGGCGACAGGCGAATCACCCAACAACGACTTAACCGGCCAGACGAACCGCGCGCGACTCTACAAGGGGCGCCCGAACATTTACGGCCAGTGCCGCGTCTTCCCTGACCTGATTCAGGAGGCGCTGTTCGAGTTCGTCGACAATAACAAGCAACTCACGGAGTGGTTTGAAGTCGGTTACGGCCGGTACACCATTTCCTCGATCCGCTACTCGGAATCGAATCTCGGAAGCCTGGCGGGAGCCAGTTCTGCGATTTATAACCCGGGTGACGTGATCGGCACGATTGAGGTGGGGTATCAGTTCGATGACGTCGATAACGAAACTGTCCCCGGGTTAAACGAATCCCAGGACTTTCCGGCCCAGACCGCGACCACGACGGCGCCGACATCGGTGGCGATCGAGAGTAATCAGCTCAAAGCCATTGTGCTGTCGAACGATGACAACTTTGCATACTTCGCCGCGCTGGCGGTACCTCATCCCGTGTCATTCGTCATTAATGCTACCTGGAGCGAAGGCGGGACAAGCGTCACACGGAATGTCACCGGCGCCGGGAATATCATCTCCTCAGAGAGCTTTATTGGCGACGACACGCTGTCGTACACGACGTTCTATATCGGCGAACTGTCGGGAGAAATTACGTCTCTGCCGGGCAATGCAGTCATCAACCCGACGCTGTTCACGCTGAATGACCAGACCCCTCTGGTTATCGGACCGTCAGTGTCGCCGATCGTCTCCACTCAGGTCTGGGTGCATGTGCTGGTTCAGCTCGGCGCGACGGCCGGCACAACGCAATACCGGATCAAGTTTTGGCAGGTCGATGACGACAACAATCAGGTGCCGGGTACATCCGAGCAGCACGATTATTTCTTCGATAACGACTTCCAGGTGACGACCCGGTATTTCCGCACAACACATAAGTTCGTTCCGGCAGCCGGGGCAGGGCGCTATGCGGTGACCATCGAACGTCTCGACAACAGCAATGACGCCAACGTAGTGACTCTGATGGCGATCCACGCGGTGAACGTGCGCGAAAACGTCGTGTATCCGGAAGACACGATTGCCCGCATCACGATTAAAGGCTCGAATGACAGCAACAGCAACCGCGAGCAGAAGTACAACATGCTGGCGCAGCGGCATACCATCAGCTACGACCGGACAACCGGCGGGGTCGATTACACACTGCGGCCGAGTCGTTCGTTTGCTGACGCTATCCTGCATGAGTGGGTAGTTGTGGGTAAGCAGGATGTGGCCAGTATTGACGTCGCGGCTCTTTATGCCATTGCCGATTCGCTGCCGGATGCTCAGCTTGGGTATTTCGATTACACCTTCTCGGATGAGAAACAGCCTCTTGGTGAGCGCATAGCGACGATCGCCAATGTGGCCCGAGTTGACGGTAATAACATTGGTGATGTGCTGACATTCTGGCGTGATGAGAAAGTGACAAATCCGGATGCGGTTTTTGCGCGCTCAAACATGTTCTGGGACGAGTACAAGGTCGCCTGGCAAATGTCTCTACCCGGTGGTTATGACGGCGTGGCGCTGGACTACGTTGACCCTCTGACGAACAAGAAGGCGTATATCTACCTGCAGATCGACAGCAGCGGCATCACCGAGGTTGAGGACGCTACCGTTAACGCGATGCAGATCAGCCTGGACGGCTGCCGTAACTCCACTCAGGCGACTGATCGGGCCTGGCTTGAGGCGAGGAAAATCCTCTACTCACGCCTCACTATGACGGTGAAGGTGCTGGAGTCGACGCAGGTGGTGCGCGGTACGGTGGTTCAGTGTCCGGACATGTACGACAACGCGCAGCAGACTGGATACATCACCGGGCGCTCCGGGGATGTGTTCTCGACGTCAGAGCGTATCGACTTTTCTCTCGGCGATATGTGGGTGGTGATGACTGACAGTCTCGGCAATTACCGCGGGCGCTGGCGAGCTTATCCGGTAAGTGGCAAGCCCAAAGCATTCCAGGCTGCAGCCGATACCTTCGATCTGAACATTTATGACCGCAGCACGGTGCAAAACCCCAGCCGGTATTTCATCGCTACCGACTCGGAACTGAACTCCACAATCTGGCGCGTCGATAGCGCCAAACCCAACGGTGACGATACTCAAACCCTCTCACTCACTGAATATTCAGACTCGATTTATCCGTAACACACAGCAGTAATTACCAACCTTCGCGCACACCATCAGATTCACTTCTGAGGGCTTCGTGCGCCTTTTATAGGGCGACATGCACAATGGCAGAAGTACCGTTACCAACTCCAACAGACAATCAGGTACCCAGCACTGATATCCGGGACGCAGTTTATGCTGGCGCCATGCTGGATAAGGTTGTTACCAGCACCGAACTGAAATACACCGATCGCCTGGGAGGTGAGCACTACACCGTAGATGGAATGAAGGCTGAAGGGGACAAGGTTGTCGAAGAGACCAGACAAAACCTGATCCCTCTAAGCCGCCAGTACATGACCCTTGCGGCAGCTCAGGCTGATATAGCGAACATTCCAGAAGGGAGCACTACTTATTATCGCAGCCCTGACGATAGCGCGCTGGCCATTGAGGTAATCAATAACGCCGGCACGCTGCAGCCTACCGGGCGGAAAATGCCATCTAATCAGGCTGTAGAATTATTAAGAGGTTTAATAGACAACCTTGGTGTAAACCCGTTTTCTGTTGTTTTCAAAAATGGCCTTTCTCCTTTAGGTTATAAGAATGGGAGATTGTATGCCGATGAATTTGAGAAGGTTTACTCTTCAAATTTTGGTATTGAATTTGGTGGCAGTATAATAGATAACAATCCCCCGGATGGGTGGATTTTTATAATTTATTACCGCAATGGTCTGGTTTTATGCGGGCAAAAAACCGACGGTACTATTGTTGGTTTTGGTGATGGTAGTAGCGGCGGTGGTTCAATTGAGCCTGGCGATACGGCGGCTGATTACGATTCCATTCGCAACTACGCAGGAACAGCAACTGTGCGTGACGTCGTCGGCCAGCATATTGCCGGCAGGTTCGTGGTCAACCCGGATGATACGACCTCCGGGGAAATACCGGGCGGGATACTGGTCGATGTGCTGGGACGCCGCTGGTATCGCCAGGCGGAATTTGTCAGCTATGACATGTTTATGGCCCCCCGTGTTCCAGGTGCTACGCTCCTTGCTGTGCAGGTCGCCCTGGCGATGGGCAACCGTTCATCCGCGATAGCATACCTGTCTGGTGTTGAAGCTGCCGATGCCGCTATCCAGAATGCTCATCGTTATGCGAACCTGCTCAATATCCCGGTTCGTCAGAATGATGGTGCCTTCCTGGTATTAGTTGACCATGAAGCAGAGGTTCGGACAAAAACGTCACTCGGAGGGTCGATAATTTTTACCTCCGCTGACTCAGGTGTTAACGAAATCCGCTGGGGACCACTGCGACTGCTTGATCCTACAGCGCCTGAGCCAAAACGTATGTTCAATATCAAGGGGAAAGAACGTATTGAACTCACTCCTGCTGAGCTGGCTACGTTCAACACCAGTTACTCTCAGTACCTGAAAAAAGGCTCTAACTATTTGCCGTATCCGAAACTGTATCCTTATTACGGCGGGATGTTCTATGCGCTTTCTAATGAAGTGGAGATTTACCGAAACGGAAACAGGGATAACCCTCGTGACCGGGTTTTATACCGCGATTTCTCCCGTATTGGTAGAAATGGCGCGCTGACGGAACGGATTGTGAAAGATATTCCGACCGGCTCAATTGGCTACGCTGCGATTATCCCGAAAGAAGATGATTTTCTGGAATTTGAATGCCCGCATTTTATTGAGCTGGGCGACAGTCGTCGATTCCTGAATATCGAAGTTTCCAGGCCGATGGTGCGCATTAAAAATCTGGTGCATACGTCGTGGCAAACAGCTTCAACAAGTCTCGAAAGCCGCGTGGTTATTTCTGCTCGCGAAGTCTTTGACGTCTTTTGCGAATACGGAGAAACCACCTGTCACCCGGCGGAGAACGGCTCATATGTCATCTGCATTCGAGATACCTGCAACGTGCATATCGATAACTATTACGGACTGCATGGCTGGGGATTTCAGGGGCATCACGGAATAAAGGGTTTATACGGCAACAGAAATACGTTTAACCGCGTTGATTTCCACAGCTTCGGGTACGATGTTTTCTTCAAAGATCTGACTGTGAAAGGCAGGCAAATTAACCTGCAGGGAGGTAATGAGTGGTCGATAGAGAAACTTCGTCTGTATATCACCCGCACCAGTGGCGATGCAGTGGAGTATTTCCTTAACTACGCCATCGGCATGAGGCAGGACTATGCCAGTGACTGCGATGGCATTCTCAATATTGATGGTGTCACGGTGATGTGGGACAGAGGGCTACCAGCATGGTACAACACGACCCGGTCATTTGACCTTGTCAGAATTATCGATTCGGCCAACTCTCTTGATCAGGGCATCGACAGCAAACTACCGCCTACCATCACCATCCGCAATATAGTGTTTGATCTCGCCGGCATCCAGACCGGAAGACCGAATGACAATTTTGAGTTCTGCGCTGTTACGGCCTTACGTTCTCAGTTTACCGACTACGCGGTAACCGGACGTAAAACGCTGCTACCCGACAATATCACCGTTGATGGAATGACGGCTATTAACGTCCAGCCAATACAGAGCGCTGTCATGTGCGGCATCAAATTGCCTGCCGACCTGTATCAGAACACTGTGGGCTCACGCAACAAAAAGGGCAGCGACGGGACGAACGCCCGGATCACACTGCGCAACCTGCACAGCGTTATCAACAATCCGTCCATCGAGCTGGCCGCAGCCCAGACCGTCGATATTCCGGGAGACGCGGCAAACTGGACCACTGATTACCTGAACAGTGATTACAGCTGGATACCGCGGATTACCCTGGATAATTGCATCCCGGCAATTATCCATACTCCTGGCGCAAAAGCTGTTGTCGATATTCATGGCGGCAAGCTGGCGCGGGTCTACACCAACGGCAATGGCAACCGCTGCCGGGTCACCAGTGCTGATATTGAGCTGATCCCTGATGCGTCGGGTGTGACCTATTTCGCTGCAGATAAAACGCTGGTGACGGGCTGTTCATGGCTGAACCCGGCCAGTGGCGCAACCTATCCAGGCACATTGCGTGGTTCAGGAAACGAAATGATCGGAGAAAGTGCTAAAGCACCAAACCTTCCTGCAAAAGCTTTTATTGAGGAATAATAAATGGGTAACGGAACACGAATTTTGTTAAATGCAGACGGAATTATTACTGACTGGGCGAAACAGCATTTTGAGCCTGTATCTTCGCCTCTTTCAGCAATAGCAAATCCGAAAGTTGCATTTGATTTATTCACTCCAGTTGATAATTCAAGGCATGGTTTCACAGTACAGCAGGGCGTGCAAAAACTGAAGGCTTATGGCCTTCAGTTCCCAGGTACTGCGGGGAGCCAGACTACATTTACAGAGCCAGGGCTCACTGGTTTGTCATTTCTTACTGCGTTCAGATTAACAGCAGTAGATGTATTTCAGTATATTCTTGACTGTCGCGATCTAACTCCCGGCTCAGGACATGGTTTTGCCATAACTTTCAACCCTACCGGGCAGAGGCTGGAGCTGCGAGTAGGATGGCCTGACGGAAGTCAGGGAATTTATTATCAGTCAGGGATGAGTATTATTGCCAATAAATGGTATGTGGCATGTGGTGTAATTTCCCCTAACAGAAACCATAAGCTCACACTTTCGGATGGCACTGCAATCGCGGCCAGCCCGGCAGGTTATCTTGCAAATGTGGCTGGTAGCCCGCTGATGTTGGGAGCGAGCGCCGCTGGTTCTTCAATGCTCAAAGGAGATATCGGATTTTTTGGCGCCTGGGGCAATGAATTTACGGCGGGAGATATCACTAATGCCATCGCCCTGGGGACCAGCATCATGACCAGCAGAGGGCAGACGGTATGACAACAATCGCAGTTAAGATTGAGACTGTTTCAGGGGCAAAAGTAGAATTCTCACGTGAAGTATTTATCTGGGATGAACTGAACCAGTTTGAGCGTGATGACATCATCAGTTTACTGGTAAACGGTAATGATGATGCGCAAGCCGTTATATCAGTAAGCACTGGCTATACGCTGAGTTGGTCCCAAGGCGAAAACGAGGGCCCTTAAAGACTTATGTCGCTGTCACAGTAATCAATAGCTACATCCTGTATTGATCTTGCCCACCAATAAAACTACTGTATATAAAAACAGTGTGCGCCGGGAGACCGGTTAGAGATCAAGGGGTGAAAGTCCCCGACCATTGAAGGACCAGCAATCCACAAGGTCCCCGAGTCATGCGTTGCATACCGCGAGGTATGGGGCGAAGCGTTGACAGGGGTGTTGACAGGCCAGCCATTGAGCCACGAAATGTATATTAAATTACCGGGTGCCGACGTTGTACTGTTAACGGAAGGCAACATCATAGGGTGCGATACTGCGAGTGCCACATGGACCCGGCGGGGTCTGAGACCCTGGCATGTCAATACGATCTCTACGCGGGAACCGGGAGATCTCCCCTCTGACCATCTGCCAGTGTCGGAGATGGCCCGCACCGGGAAGACGAGGAGTCATAGCCGGTGATGTACGGAGAGGAGAAGTCGGACTCGCTCATAGTAGCGGCGAAGCAGGCGAACAACCCGAAAGGAGCGGAGTCAGTGGAGCGAAGGAGCGGGGCCAAGGGGAACGCGGAACAGCCACACATGCGCCGGACACAGAGCCGGGAAAGCATGTCACAGAGGCTGTCACGCGTGCGGGAAGCTGCGAAGCAGCGGAAGAAAGAACGGTTTACAGCATTGTTCCACCTGCTGACAGTCGAAGCACTGGAAGCCGCATTCCTCTCCCTGAGCAGGAAAGCGGCCGCCGGAGTGGATGGCATCAGGTGGATGGACTACGCCGGAAACATGAAGAACAACATAACAGATCTGCACCGGAGGCTACATCAGGGCAGCTACAGGGCGCAGCCCGGCAGGCGTCACTACATCCCAAAAGCGGATGGAAAACAACGCCCGCTCGGCATCGCCTCGCTGGAGGACAAGATCGTCCAGTATGCGCTGGTGAAAATCCTGAACGCAGTCTATGAAAACGACTTTATGGGGTTCTCATACGGGTTCAGACCCGGGCGAAGCTAGCACGATGCACTGGACGCACTGGCCACAGGGCTGGTACGCACTAACGTAAACTGGGTACTGGATGCCGACATCAGTCAGTTCTTCGACAGGGTGAGCCACGAATGGCTGATCAGGTTCACAGAGCATCGGATCGGCGACCGGAGGGTAATCAGGCTCATACGTAAGTGGCTCACAGCCGGGACGTCGGAGGAGGGTCAATGGCGAGCAACGGAGGAAGGCACCCCACAGGGTGCGGTCATCTCACCGCTGCTGGCAAACATATACCTCCACTACGTCTTCGATCTGTGGGCGCATCAGTGGCGACGTCGCTATGCCACAGGCAATGTGGTAATGGTCAGATACGCCGATGACATCGTCATCGGGTTCGACAAACGATACGATGCCCGGCGCTTCCGTATAGCCATGCAGCGCAGACTGAGGGAGTTCGGACTCACGGTTCACCCGGAGAAAACCCGTCTGATGGAGTTCGGCCGCTTCGCTGCCGAAAACCGTGCCATCAGGGGAAAAGGCAAACCAGAAACGTTCAACTTCCTCGGGTTCACGCACATCAGCGGGAAAGATCGCAACGGCAGGTTCATGCTGATACGAAAGACCCGCCGGGATCGGATGACGGCAACTCTGAAAGCCATCAAAGACGGTCTGCGAAGGCGCTGGCATTACTCAATCCCCGAACAGGGAAAATGGCTCAGGAGAGTGGTTCAGGGATACCTGAACCATCACTCGGTACCGGGCAACTTCCCCACCATGCAGAAGTTCAGGACACACGTAACAAACCTCTGGCGCCGGGCGCTCAGGCGCAGGAGCCAGAAGGATGATACGACCTGGACGAAAGCAAACAAACTGGCAGCCGCATGGCTACCAAGGGTTCGGGTTCTTCATCCATGGCCTGTGGAGCGGTTCACCGCCAGACACCCGAGGCAGGAGCCCGGTGCGTAAATCGCGCACGCCGGGATCTGTGCGGGGGGTATCCGGTAACGGGTATCCCTACCGCGACGTTTATCGGAGGGCAGATCATGCTTCGACAGTCAGACATCACCGCGGCTTTCCGCGAGTCCATTTTGCGCAGTTCCAAGGGGTTCCAGTACCTTCACACCCGCGACTTCGTTACCGCGCTGCGCCGGCGCGGCATCCACTTTTCCGAGGTGGAAGCTAACGCCTGGATCGCACGCGAGCAGACGTATTTCGTCGACAAAACGGCAGAGCACAGCGAAAACCGCCTGTGGATGATGGCCAACATGGGGAGGGTGATCTAATGGGCTTTCCTTCGCCGGCGTCAGACTACGTTGAGCAGCGTCTTTCTGTTAACTCGATCTGCAATGTAGGCCCAAACACGCTAGTTTTCGAGCGCTCTGGTGGTTACGTTGTACTGGATATCTCCCTGAAGCCAAAGCAGGGTAGCCAACTGCTTATACAGCACGGCGGCGGGACGGAGCTTGCCAAGCTGAGAGGAAGGTCACTGATTACCGAAGATGGTGAAGCGATCGAGGGTGAAGCCTTAGACGATGTTAGCGTCATCGGGGTCGTGACATTTACTATCTGCGATGTGCGCCAGGACAATGCGGTTGTTTAGTCGCTGTCAGCTCGATGATGCTGTGTCGTAGATGTGGCGTGACAGGAATGCACGATAAAGACAGGGATGTATTCAAACGACACGAAACGACACAAAACCGGATGCGAACGCGGAAAACATGTGTGATTACAGTGTGTTATTTAACGCTCTACTTTCTTCTAAGCCGTAGGTCACAGGTTCGAATCCTGTAGGGCGTGCCATTTAATAATCAATCACTTATCAACTTCCTCCAGTCGCTGATTTTTCCTTGTGGGACATATTTGGGACATCTTCTGCAAAAATTTGCAAAAATTGAGTCAATTTGACGTGCGTGCTCAGTTAAATGGTTAGGTGCCAGGTGAGCATATCGACGGACCATTTCGATGATTCTAATGTCTTGTAGTATCTGTCGGACGATGGCCAGTCAGAGTACAGCATTACTGCTCTGTAATATCGAACAGAATGGTTAATGCTGGTTATAGCTGAGTGCAGAATAAGCGCTCTGCAGGAATGTGAAAATATGTTGCCGGTAACAGGCTAATAGTCATTATAGCTTTAGGTTCTGTCTGACTGGGTTAAATATCGCATTTTAAGCTGGCGTGAAGTACAGTTGTTATAGATCAATATTGAACACTATTTGAAAGCATACCCTCGATGTTCATCCACTGCCTGGAAAGATCCGAATGAACATCAAATTCGTCGCCATCTCCGTATTCGCTGTTGTTTGCGTCTTTGCATCAGATATTTCCATCGCCAAATCGAATTCCTTAAGCGATGATCAGGTCAGTCAAAGGATTATTGATGATTCTGTCGCATCCTACCCCGGTACTTGTGCCTGTCCCTTCAATACCGCCCGGAACGGCAGCTCGTGCGGTGGCCGCAGTGCCTGGAGCAAAGCTGGTGGGTACTCACCTATTTGCTACAAGAAAGAGGTAACAAAGGAGATGGTTAAGGCGTGGCGACAAGAGAATCAATGATAACGATCAATATCTGAACCAGGTGATTACTTACACTGGAATAGTAGTTTAAATAATATTAAATGATTATTTCGAATACTGCAGCCCATTTGCAGTAAGCACTGTTCTGGTAGAGGCGGCAGAGGCCACGGCGTATATCTTTTTACCTTGTGATATTTGAACCCAGCAAATCTATTTCCCCTGCCTGATAGACTTAGTGTCACCGTATCCTGTTACTAAGAGCACGGGGCTACCTACTCATAAGACACTTCCTCTTCTTACGAGGAAACCGGTTCAGCGTGTTGTGTGTGGAGACAGTACCCATCAACTCAAACTGATAACAAAAAGTTTAATTTTTTTCCCCGCCGCGCTGACTATAGTTAGGGCACTTTCACTTGCCCAATAAGGTCACGATTATGAAATTAGTTATCGCCTCCGTAATTTCTCTGCTCAGCTTCAGCGCGCTGGCGGCGCCAGAGGGGACGCTCAGCGTACACATTCTTAATCAGCAAACCGGGCTCCCTTCACCGGGGGTGCAGATTGAGCTGGATAAACAGCAGGGGGAGAGCTGGCAGCATATCGCCACCGGTAAAACGGATGCCGATGGGCGGATTAAATCGCTCTATCCGCAGGCGGAGAATATGGAGCCGGGGGTGTATAAAGTGACGTTTAAAACCGGTGACTATTTTAAAAGCCAAAATATGAATACGTTCTTCCCGGTGATTCCGGTTATTTTCAATGTCACAAAGCAAAATCAAAAACTGCATATCCCGCTGCTGCTCAGTCAGTACGGATACTCTACCTACCGCGGCAGCTGATGACCCAAGCCGCTATCCAGCCAACGCCTGCGCGGCTTCCGCAGGCGTCACGCTTTTCTCGCACCACGATGTCCATGCCTAACGCTCGGTCTCTTTCTCTTTAAAGTGTTTAACGGCTTCGTCGTACATCGCCAGCAGGCCGGAAATTTCGCCTTCATATTGCGGCACGCGCTGGGCGCGAACGAGCTCAATCAGCAGCGCATAGGCTGCTTCTTCCGGGGCCGCATGTGGATTGATCAGTCCAGACAT